AAGACTTCTGGCCCGCATGGGCGAGAACACCGAACTCCAGATCAAGTGTCCCCGTTGCGGGACATTGAATCATGTGAAGGCCGTTGAGCCTCGAGTGAACGCCGGCGAGCGAAATGAGCGTTAAAGCTGCGCCATCAAAATCAACCGACTCAAAAGGTTATCTCATGAAAAAAATTATCGTTGCTTCATTGCTGGGTTTGTTTATGTTTTCTGGTTTTTCCGTTAGCGCATGGGCAGAAACCGCCATGTCTTGGAACTTGGCAAAAGATGTGATCTTTGCAAAGGAGCGTGTTACGACAGCCTCGCCTTGGGGGTTCATGGAAAACACCTCTGGCGTGAATAATCCCGACAACTACATCCTCCTGCCTTCGTTTACGGCCGATGTATGTGGCGGGAAACCTGCTACCTGCTGGCAAGATATTTCGTCCGGCGCTCACGTTACCGTCCACAAGGAAACCTATAACTACAGTGGAAACGGCAGCTTTACTGTTCCGCCAGGTAACGTGATTTTTCATCCTGGTATGAATAGTCAAACAATCATCCGTTGGACCAGCCCTGTCACCGGCACCGTCAATATTCTTGGGCGTATCAACAGTATCCACAGCGCCTGTGGCGATGGTGTCGCATGGTCGCTTAACCAAGGCGGTGCGGTTTTGCAGTCGGGTAGCTTGGCCAAAGGTACGGGGGCTGTTTTTTTCCTTAACAATGTACCTGTCACCGCCGCTGCGGCCATTTACTTCGTCCTTGATAAAAAGACTAATTACTCCTGCGACTCCAGCACCATCGACATGCTGATTACCAAATAACATTCATCGCTGTATGAATACACCGAACTCCAGATCAAGTGTTCCCGGTGCGGGACATTGAATCATGTGAAGGCCGTTGAGCCTCGAGTGAACGCCGGCGAGCGGACAGTGTGCGGAATAAACCGTACTGCCAACTCAATGACACTCACCGAGGCAAGAAAATGAAACTACTGCAAAAAACGCTGCTGACGACGGTGATTCTGTCGTCCTTCCTGTCCCTGAATGCCTGGGCTGATACGGCCCAGTCGTGGAACCTGGCCCGAGACATGTACCTGATGACCGAAGCGGCGCCGGCCGGTTCGCCCTGGTCGTTCATGCAAAACAAATCGCGGGTGAATGCCTCGGCTAATTACACACTCTTCCCGTCGTTCCAGGCCGAGGTGTGCAACGGTAAACCAACGACTTGCTGGAAAGACGACGTCCCGGCTTCCTGGGTCGCTATTCTCAAGAAAAGCTTCACCTTTACCGGCTCGGGCACCAGTTTTGTGTTCAAGCAGGGTGATGTGGTTGCCCATCCCGGCACCAACAGCCAGAGCATCTTCCGCTGGGCCAGTCCTGTCACCGGGAATATCAACGTGCTGGGTCGGGTCAATGACCTGCATAACGCCTGCGGGGATGGTGTTGGCTGGTCGCTCAACCTGGGCGACACCGTGCTCCAGTCCGGGAGCCTGGCTAACGGCGGTAGCGCCACGTTCATGCTGAACAATGTGGCGGTTACGCCGACGTCTTCGCTTTATCTGGTCATCGACAGAAAGGCTAACAACTCTTGCGACGCGACCAGTGTGGACATGCTGATTACTCGGTAGCGCAACAGGGCACCGCCCCACATCTCATCCAACTTCAAACAACTTGCCCGCCCAATCTTAATCACCCCCAGGAAACGAGACATGACAAACGAGCAACAAGCGTTGCTGGACATGCCGATCTGGCTGGTCATCGTGCTCGCCCTGGTGGGCGGGGTGACTGGCGAGATGTGGCGTGCCGACAAGGAGGGCGCCCGTGGCTGGTCACTGCTGCGGCGTCTGGCCCTGCGCTCCGGCGCCTGCATGATCTGTGGCGTCTCGGCGATCATGCTGTTGTACGCCATGGGCCTGTCGATCTGGGCCGCCGGTGCCTTCGGTTGCCTGACCGCGATGGCCGGGGCTGACGTGGCCATCGGGCTTTACGAGCGCTGGGCCGCCAAGCGGATGGGCATCAGTGAGCTACCGCCGCGCGATTCCCGCTCCGACCCACATTGATTTCCCGCCGCCGCTGCAAGATCGACGCGACCTGCCTGGATGCCAGGGCCTGACACTTATCCCCTGTGGGAGCGAGCTTGCTCGCGATTGCACTCTGACATCCAACATCTCCATCGACTGACACACCGCTATCGCGAGCAAGCTCGCTCCCACAGGTTTTCTGACCGCACCTTCCCTGTCAATTGGACCCCCCCCATGAAGATCACCCCGATCCTCACGCAACTGCGTGAGCAATGCCCCACGCTCGCCCAACGTGTGGTGGCAGGCTTTGACCTTGCCTCGCTGCAAGCCCAGGCCCCGTTGCAAACCCCCTGCGCCTATGTCCTGGCAACCGCCGACGTTGTCAGTAGGAACGCGGCGCAGAACGTCACGCTGCAAGCGGTGCGCGATCGTTTCGATGCCGTGCTGGTGCTCGACGCGACTGACGCGACAAAAGCGCTGGATCTGTTGCACGACCTACGGGCTGAACTGTGGCGCGCGCTAGTGGGGTTCAAGCCGGGCGCTGAGTACACCGGCGTCGAGTACGACGGCAGCGAGCTGGTTTCCATCAATAGCAGTCGCGTGTTGTACGGGCTGCGCTTTTTCGCCGAATTCCAGCTGGGCCGCAATCTGCCGGGCCAGCCTGCCGAAAGCTGGCATGAGCGTGAACTGGACGGCTTGTCGTCCTTTACCGGGGCCACCGTGCGCGTCGATGCCATCGACCCGGCGGACCCCAACCTGAAACGTCCCGGCCCCGACGGGCGCCTGGAACTGACTTTCTCTGGAGACGTAACCCCATGAGCAAACGCATCACCGTGCTGCCGGCCCCTGGCCGCGTCGTACCGGACCCGGAGGCGGGCGACCTGTTGCCCCTCGAAGGCCGTGAAGTGCCGGACAACGCCTGGTGGCGTCGACGTCTGGCCGATGGCGATATCACTACCAAAGCCGTGCAAGCGGCAAAACCAAAGGGAGCCAAATAATGGCGATTGGATTCAGCAATATTCCCGCGGACATTCGTGTTCCGCTGTTCTACGCCGAGATGGACAATTCGGCCGCCAATAGCGCGTCGTCGGCCATGCGCCGGTTGATCGTCGCCCAGGTCAACGACAACATTGCCCCGGCCGAAGTAGGCAAGCTGGTGCTGGTGTCCAGCGTCGCGCTGGCCAAGAGCATTGGCGGGCAAGGCTCGATGCTGGCGTCGATGTACGAAACCTGGCGCAAGACCGACCCGATCGGTGAGATCTGGTGCCTGCCGCTGCATAACGTCGAGGGGGCGATTGCTCAAGGTACGCTGACGCTGACCGGCAGCGCTGCCCAGAGCGGCGTGCTCCACCTGTACGTCGCTGGCGTGCGTGTCCAGGCCGCTGTCGTCAAAGGTGCCAGCGCTGCCCAGGCAGCCACGGCGCTGGCCCTCAAGATCAACGCATTCGCCGACCTGCCGGTGGCCGCCGCGGCCGCCGAAGGCGTGGTGACCCTGAGCGCCAAATGGACCGGCGCCAGCGGCAATGACATTAGCCTGCAATTCAATCGCCTGGGCAAGAGCAACGGCGAAGACACCCCGGCCGGCTTGACCACGGCCATCACTGCCATGGCCGGCGGCGCCGGTGTGCCGGACCAGACTGCCGCCGTCGCCGCCCTGGGCGATGAGCCGTTCGAATTCATCGCCATGCCGTGGTCCGACGTGTCGAGCCTGGACACCTGGCAAGCGGTCATGGATGACAGCACCGGCCGCTGGTCCTGGGCCAAGCAGTTGTTCGGCCACGTCTACAGCGCCAAGCGCGGCACCCTCGGCACTCTCGTCGCCGCCGGGCAGGCCCGCAACGACCAGCACATGACCATCCAGGCCCTGGAGCCAGGCGTGCCGCAACCGTTCTGGGTCCAGGCCGCTGCGCTGGCCGCACGCACTGCGGTGTTCATTTCCGCCGACGCCAGCCGCCCGACCCAAAGCGGCAGCCTGCCGGGGCTCGATCCGGCACCGGCCAGCGAGCGCTTCACCCTGACCGAGCGGCAATCGTTGCTCAACTACGGCATCGCGACCGCTTACTACGAAGGCGGCTACGTTCGTATCCAGCGCTCCATCACCACCTATCAGAAGAATGCCTTTGGCCAGGCGGACAACTCCTACCTGGACAGCGAAACCATGCACCAGTCGGCGTTCATCGTGCGGCGCCTGCAAAGCGTGATCACCAGCAAATACGGTCGCCACAAGCTGGCCTCCGACGGCACTCGTTTCGGCGCCGGCCAGCCCATCGTCACCCCGAGCACCATTCGCGGTGAGTTGATCGCCCAGTACGCCAAGCTTGAGTTGGAAGGCCATGTGGAAAACGCCGAGCTGTTTGCCGAGCACTTGGTCGTCGAACGCGACAGCCAGGACCCGAGCCGGGTCAACGTGCTGTTCCCGCCGGATTACATCAACGGCCTGCGCGTGTTCGCGCTGCTCAACCAATTCCGCCTGCAATACGACGCCGCCGCCTGACAGTGGCACTCAGTTGCATGAATTCAGCCCACCTCGCGTGGGCTTTTTATTGAAGGGAGAAACACCATGGGTCAACTGATTGCGGGCACCTGCTACGTCAAAGTGGACGGCGCTCAACTGACCATCAACGGCGGCTGCGAAGCGCCACTGATGTTTACCAAACGCGAGACTGTCGTACCGGGTTTCTACAAGGAAACCGACATCGCGCCGTCGTTCAAGGTCACCGCGCTGCACACCGCCGACTTCCCGCTCAAGCAATTGGTCGCCGGCACTGACATGACCGTCACCTGCGAGTTCAGCAACGGCAAGGTCTACGTACTGGCCGGGGCGTATCTGGTGGAAGAGCCGGTATCCAAAGGCGACGACGCCACCATCGAGCTGAAATTCGAGGGCATCAAGGGGACCTGGCAATGATTGATGTCGTGGCGTTGCGCGTGGCCATCGAGGCCCACGGCGAGCCGTTGAGCGAACTGACCCTGCGCCGTCCGACGGTGCAGGAGGTCCGTGCGATCAAGGCGCTGCCGTACAAGATCGACAAGAGCGAGGAGGTGAGCCTGGACATGGACGTCGCGGCCAAATACATCGCGGTCTGCGCCGGTATCCCACCGTCGTCGGTCAACCAGTTGGACCTGGCTGACCTCAACGCGCTGAGCTGGGCCGTCGCGAGTTTTTTCATGAGTGCGGCGTCGCAGCCATCGGCGACCTGATCGCCGCCGCCTATGACCTGGCCTGGTTCTGGAAGGTTGACCCCGAACAGATGATGGCCAGGCCACTGGACGTGCTCCGCGAATCCCTGGAGCACGCGCAACGGATCAATGCGATGCAGCAGGTGCAGTGATGGCAGACACACAGAAGGTAGAGAAAAAAGCGCTACTGCTGACCGGTATCGACGAGCTGTCGCCCAAGCTCGCCAGCCTGCGAGCGAAGGTCGCGAGCTTCAAGCAGAACCTCGATGCCACGGGCCTGGGCAGCCTGGATATTTCCGGGCTGCTGCCCAGCGGCGGCCTGGCCCAACCGTTCATGGACGGGCTCAAGTCGGCGCTGGCCTTCAAGGATGAGGCCGGCGCAGCGAGCGCGGCGGCCAGTGCCGTCCAGGCGCCGCAAGCGCCTCGCTTAGCGGCACAGAACCTGGAGGGATTGAAGACTTCCATCAGCAATGTGTCGGTGCAGTTCGGCTCGGCGCTGGGGCCTGCGGTCAACGCGGTGGCGGTCGGTTTGCAGCCGATGGTCAGCGGCGTGGCCCAGGTACTGCAGGACAACCCGCAACTGGTCCAGGGCCTGGCAAATGGCGTCGTCGCGTTCAACGCGATCCAGACGGCGGTCAGCGGCGCGAGCCAGGCAATGGAAGTGGTCAACCTGGCCTTGAAGATGAACCCCATCGGCTTGATTGCCATGGGCATCGCTTTGGCGGCAGGGATGATCATCGCCCACTGGACGCCGATCTCGGCGTTTTTTGCCGGGCTCTGGCAACGGCTGGCGCCGATCGTCCTGCCAATGGTCGAGTTCTTCAAGACGATGTTCGCCTTTACCCCGATGGGGCAGGTGATCAGCAACTGGGGGCCGATCAGCAGCTTTTTTGGCGCACTCTGGAATGTGATCGTGGCGGCGGCGACGCCGATCATCGGTTTCATGCAGACGCTGTTCGCCTGGTCGCCCCTGGGGTTGATCATTGCCAACTGGACGCCCCTGAGCGGGTTGTTCGCGGCGATCTGGGATTTGCTCAAGGCCTTGACCGTGCCGGTGATGGACGCCCTGAAAGGCTTGTTCGACTGGACGCCGTTGGGGCTGATCATGGCCAACTGGGGCACCATCGGCGAAGTCTTCGCCGGGATCTGGGAGGGCATCCGCAATCAGGTTTCGATCATGCTGGCGGTGTTCAGCGGCCTGTTCGACTGGTCGCCCATCGAGGGCCTGACCCGGCAGTGGGGACCGGTGGGCGAATGGTTCAGCCAGTGGTGGGACGAGCTGCAGGGCGTAATCGCGCCGATCAAGGCGTTCTTCAATGGCGGCTTCGGCGAGGTGATTGCCTCGTTCACCGGCAAGGTCGAGGGATTGGCCGAGGCTCAGCGCGCCACGAATGCCGAAGGCAAGGGTGAGCTGGCCCCGGCGTTTTTTGGCGGAGCCAGCGAGCAGCCTTCGGGGCTGTCTTCAAGCCTTGCGCCGACGCCTGCCACGGCGTCTCCCAGAGCGTCGTTGACCCCAGGGGCATTGCCGCAAACTTCCGCAGCCCTGGTGCAACAAAGCGCCGCCAACAACCGCACGCAACTGGAAGGCGGCCTGACGGTGCGCTTCGAAAACGCGCCGGCGGGGTTGCGCGCCGACCCGCCCCAGACCAATCAACCGGGCCTGGCGGTGAGTTCGCGCATCGGTTATCGCTCACTTTCCGCAGGAGGTTCCAATGAGCTGGCGTGATCGTTTGTTGCCGGCGTCGTTTCGTGGCGTCGGGTTCTGGGTCGACCAGGCGAAAACCCCGATCGGTCATAAAGGCCAGTTGCATGAGTACCCGCAGCGTGACCAGCCGTATTTCGAAGGGCTCGGCC